TACAGAGATTTTATTAAATACATTGACGATAACTATGAAGAAATGTATGGTAATAAAGTAAGCTATACGGTTTGTAAGGATGGAGATAATTTTATAGTAACCTTATCACAAAATAGCGTTATAGATTTTGATGATATTTTTAAATAGGGTATTGACTTTAGTATAGAGATAGTGTAATATATGCAATTCATGAGTAACCAACATTTCTTACAAGCCCTCTATCTCCAAATCAAAAAGAGTTGGTTCAGTTCTAGCTGGAACTCCGAGAGTAGTTTGCTCAAAACTCTCCCAGTTTTTAACCGTCTTCTAAATAAAACCATAAGGAGGTAAATATGGCAATACTAGAAGGAACTGCTAAATGGGCAAGTATTACTACACCGAACACTAAGTTCGAGCCTGTTTATACAGTCGACTTAATCGTTGACGAGGCTACAGCAAATGACTTTGCTTCTCGTGGACATAAAATAAAACAGCATGATGAAGGTCCTGCTATTGTAATTAAGCGTAAGGTTAATGGTCCTAACGGAATGGTTAGACCTGCACCTAGATTGCTTGATGAAAGCAAACAGGAAGTTACGACTGCTGTTGGTAATGGCTCTAAAGTTAGAGTTCAATTTAATGAATATGCCGGTGAAGGTAAGTATGGTCCTTATACAGGATTAGATTTACAGGCTGTTCAGATAGTGGACTTAGTGCCTTACAAGAATGGTGATGGTGACGAGTTCTTTTCCGATGGAGAGGAATTCTAATGATTGTCACTATTAAAAATGATGATGGAGAGTTTCTCTTTGACATCAATAAAATCGAGGATGATGCTAAGAAGCAGGAAGCTGGAGTAATTATACAGAAAGTAGGAACACTTAGTACCACAATCGAAGCTCTAGACTTTGCATCTAGAACACACCGAGCTAACTTAGAACAGTTGCTTATGGAATGTGAAGAAGCAAAGGTAGAGAAAACGGAAACTGAGCAATCAGATTCTTAATGTAACTCGGCTAGGTGTAAAAGCCTAGCCACTTTTAAAATTGGAGATAGAATGCAATTAGAAAAAAGTAAATTTGTTAGACACAGACTACCATGCCCTAAGTGTGGTGGCTCTGACCCAGTATCAATGAACGAAGATAAGTCTGCTCACTGCTTTAGTTGTGAGACACACTTTGCAAACTATCCTGAAGCAACTCAAGGTAAAATAGTGGAAGTAGAAACAAAACCAAAGAACACTTTCCTCAACACCTATACAGGTAGCTTCGGAGCTTTGACAGACAGAGACATATCTGAAGCTACTGCTAAGAAGTATGGTGTTAGGCGAGTAGTAAATCCCAACAACCAAGTAGCTCAACACATCTATCCATTCTTTAATGGTAATGAAGTGGTGGGAACTAAGACTAGGTTTGTTGAGAACAAGAACTTTTCCTTTGCTGGAACTTATGAAGGCACTGGATTGTTTGGAGAACAACTGTTCAGAAATACAGGTGGTAAATACCTGACAATTACTGAAGGTGAATGTGATGCTATGGCTTGTTATGAGTTGATGCAGTCCAAGTGGGCTTGTGTCTCTTTGAAACGAGGTGCGTCAGGTGCAGTAAAAGATGTCAGAGAAAGCATTGAGTTTGTTGAGTCGTTTGAAAATGTAGTATTATGTTTTGATAATGACAAGGCAGGTCGTGAAGCTGCTAGAAATGTTGCGAGAATATTAAAGCCCGGCAAGGCTAAGATCATGACATTCCCTAACGGCTACAAAGATGCTAATGATATGCTCAGACAGAAAAAGTTTCATGAGTTTATGTCTGCATGGTGGGAGTCCAAGACTTATACACCATCAGGTATCCTTGAACTATCTGCTCAAAGAAACGACTGGCTTCATCGAGAAGTCAAAGAAAGCATAGCCTATCCTTGGGAAGGACTGAATAAGAAGTTGTATGGTCTTAGGAAAGGTGAGCTTGTTACTCTGACAGGTGGAACAGGACTTGGTAAATCTTCTGTGACACGAGAGCTTGAACATTGGCTTATCAAAAATACTGAAGACAATGTAGGCATCATAGCTCTTGAAGAGAACTGGTTGAGAACTGCTGATGGTATCATATCCATTGAAGCTAATGATAGAATCTATCTTACTGAGAGACGTAATCAATATAGTGAAGAACAATTAATATCTTTGTTTGATAAAGTTATACCACAAGGTCGTGTGTTTATTCATGCTCACTTGGGTGCAACTGATATTGAAGAAATATTTTCCAAGCTACGATATATCATTGTAGGTTGTGAATGTAAATGGGTAGTGGTTGATCACTTACATATGCTTGTCAATGTCTTATCTGAAGGTGACGAAAGACGAGGTATTGATATGCTGATGAATAGATTGCGTAGTCTTGTTGAAGAAACTGGAGTAGGTATGATACTTGTATCTCACTTACGTAGAGCCAGTGGTGATAAAGGACACGAGAATGGTGTTGAAGTTTCTCTGTCTCACCTCAAAGGCTCACAAGGTATCGCACAGCTTTCCGATTGTGTGATTGCATTGGAAAGAAATCAACAGGCTACCAATCCTGAAGAAGCCAACACTACAAAGGTTCGTGTCCTGAAGTCTAGGTACACAGGAGACACTGGACTTGCTTGTAGTTTACGGTATAATAATGAAACAGGTAGACTGTTTGAAGTAACAGAGGAGGAAACTTTTGACAATGAAGACTTCTAAAATTGTATTTGATATTGAAGCTGATGGTTTAAAACCAACTAAGATACATTGTATTGTAGCTAAAGAAGTTGGTGGACCAATCCATAAGTTTCCACCTCACAAACTTCAAGAAGGTTTAGAGTTTTTAAAATCCTCTGATGTTCTTATTGGTCACAACATCTTAAGTTTTGACTTGCCGGTTATCAAACGACTGCATGATGTAGACTTGTTCGATAAGGACATCGAGGATACTTTGGTAATGTCAAGGCTCTTCAATCCTATCCGTGAGAACGGACATAGCTTGAAGACTTGGGGTTATCGTGTTAAGTTTGCAAAGCAAGAACAACCTCTTGACTTTGACGAGTACACACCACAGATGTTAGAATACTGTGCTAATGATGTTAGACTTAATGAGTTAGTTTATAATCATTTGCTTAACGAAGGTCAAGGATTCAGTGACGAATGTATTAATCTAGAACATTCAGTTGCTAAGATCATGGCTCAACAAGAAGCAAATGGATTTAAGTTTAATGAGCAACAAGCTACTATGTTACTTGCTGAACTTAAGACTAAGATGTATGAGGTAACTGATGAAGTGCAGAGAACATTCCAACCTAAGTGGGTGGATGATAAACTTGTAACACCATACATTAGAAAAGATGGCGTACTTTCCAAACGTGGATTGACTGATGAAGAATATGAAACACTATTAGTCAGTGAAGATTACAGTCCGTTCATGAGAAAGAAACTACAAGAGTTTAATCTTGGAAGTCGTAAACAGATCGGTGAATACTTGATAGACTTTGGTTGGAAACCTGAGAGGTTTACTCCTACAGGTCAGCCTATTGTTGATGAAGGAACACTGAAAAAAATAGAGCATATTCGTGAAGCTAAGCTGATAGCTGACTTCCTACTCTACCAAAAACGAATAGCTCAAATACAGTCGTGGCTTGATGCCTTGGAAGATGATGGTCGTGTACATGGGTCTGTGATTCCTAACGGTACTATCACTGGACGTATGTCACATAGCCATCCTAACATGGCTCAAGTCCCTGCTGTATACAGTCCATTCGGTAAAGAATGTAGAGCCTGTTGGACTGTTGATGAAGGTAATGTTTTACTTGGAGTTGATGCTTCAGGTTTAGAACTTAGAATGTTGGCACACTACATGAACGATCAGGAGTATACTAATGAAGTTGTTAATGGAGACATACACACTACTAACCAAAAACTTGCAGGACTTAAATCAAGAGATACAGCAAAGACATTCATCTATGCACTTGTGTACGGAGCAGGAGACGAGAAACTTGGTAAAGTCGTTGGAGGATCTAGAAGAAAAGGTTCAGAACTTAAGAACCGTTTCCTCGATAATCTGCCATCACTTAGAACTCTTAAGGACAAAGTGCAACGAGCAGCTAAACGAGGATTCCTCAAAGGATTAGATGGTAGAAAAATCTATGTCAGAAGTGAACATGCTGCTTTGAATACTTTACTTCAAGGTGGTGGTGCTATCGTTATGAAGAAAGCTTTAGCTATACTTTGTAATCGTTTAGAACTTAGCATGACACCTTTTAAATTAGTTGCTAACATCCATGATGAATGGCAGATAGAAGTCTCTGAATGTAGAGCAAATAAAGTTGGGCAACTTGCTGTAAAAAGTATTCAAGAAGCAGGTGAATACTACAAAATGCGTTGTCCATTAGATGGAGAATTTAAGATTGGGAGGTCTTGGGATGAAACACATTGATAAAAATTGTAACCACTGTAATGTTGAATTAGTTTTAGATGAAAATTATGATCAACATAGATTAAATAGAAAAGACTATATTTGTAAAGAGTGCTATGTCAATTATTTGAATACAAATATGTATGTCAATGGTAAATATATTCCAAGATCACATCCATTATATAAGCCCGGAAGATATAAGACTTTTGAAGATGCTGCCTTTAGTTCATTATCAAAGTATACAACATCAGTAGAAGGTCAAGTATACATTATAACTAATAAAGCTTGGAAAGGATGGATCAAAGTTGGGATGGCTATTGACTCTGAAGATAGGTGTAATCAATATCAAACCTCTAGTCCTTTTAGAGATTATAAATTAAAATATAAAAAGTTTTTTTCTGATAGAAGAAAAGCTGAAACTATTGCACATGCTCTTTGTAATAAAAAAGCAAAAGAAAAAAAAGGAGAATGGTTTAAATTAGATCTTAAAACAGCTATCTCATGTATAGAAAAGATAACAATCGAGGAACAATATGAAAAAGAAACAGCTTGATACAGTCGTTCAAGATATTTACGATAAGGTATCTATCCTTGGAAGAGGTGAAGCAATTGATGTAAACGAAGAAGACTTAGATAAGTTTGCTGACTTTATGAAACAGGCACTAAAGGATTGGTTAACTCCTCGTGCTAACAAAGACTTTACATTACGTATGTCTAACATTGGAAAGCCTACAAGACAATTGTGGTACGAACAAAACTCTAAGCGTGAGCCTCATGCTATTAGACCTGAGACAATGATTAAGTTTTTGTATGGTCATTTACTTGAAAGAGTTGTGTTGTTCTTGACAGAACTTGCAGGTCATGAAGTTACTGACGAACAGAAAGAAATAAAAGTTAAAGGTATCATGGGACACATGGACTGTAAGATTGATGGTGAAGTTGTAGATATTAAATCAGCATCAGGATATGCCTTCAATAAATTTAAGAATGGTACTCTTGCTGAAGAAGATAGCTTTGGATACATGTCTCAACTAGCGGGGTATGAGAAAGCTGAAGGTACAACCGGTGGTGGATTTTTAGCTATCAATAAAGAGACTGGAGAATTAGCACTTTTTAAACCTCAAGAGCTTGACAAACCTAATATAGATGCTAAAATAAATAAGGTTAAGTCTCAGTTAAAAGAGACTACTCCTCCGGAGAGATGTTACGAGCCTATCCCTGAAGGCAGTTCAGGTAACATGAAGCTTCCAATGCTTTGTGTCTACTGCCCTCATAAGTTTGAATGTCATAAAGATGCTAACGAAGGTCAAGGACTTCGAGTCTTTGAATACTCTAAAGGTCTTACGTATCTAACCACTACAGTTAGAGAACCCAAGGTTGATGAAATAACTGCGAGGTTTATAGATGGCTAAGAGAATACCACGTAAGGTTAGACCAAGAGACGTTAAAGCTCCTAAAGGTTACGACAGTGTTTGGGAATATAATCTTCACCAAGATTTTCTCAAGGACTGGAAGCACCACTGGGATACTCTTAAGTATGTCATACCTAAAACTTACGAAGCTGACTTTGTTAAAGAGTTTGATGGAAGTGTCATACTAATTGAGGCTAAAGGCAGGTTTTGGGATTACGCAGAATATAGTAAGTACATACATATTAGAGATGCATTACCTGACAACT